GAATCATTTTTCAGATGGTGGAAAGAACCATGGCATTTAAACACTATGATGTTGTCAGGGCGGCGTCGCCGTCAGATCTTGCGGAAAAGCTGACACATAAACTGAAAGAGGGCTGGCAGCCGTTTGGCAGTCCTGTGGCTATCACGCCTTATACACTGATGCAGGCCATTGCCGCAGAGGGTGATGTGACCACGCCTGTGGTTGTGCCCGACACAGGGGCTGGTGGCTCTCCGGGAGTGGCTACCACTGAACCGGAGTATTACTACGTTATTCCCCTGGCCGGGCAGTCGAACGGTATGGCCTATGGTGAGGGGCTTCCTCTGCCGGAGACCTATGATCGCCCTGACTCCCGTATTAAGCAGCTGGCCCGTCGCAGCACTGTGACGCCGGGTGGTGATACCTGTGCATACAATGACGTTATTCCGGCAGACCACTGTCTGCATGATGTTCAGGACATGAGCGCACTTAACCATCCTCATGCAGACCTGAGTAAGGGCCAGTACGGGACTGTCGGTCAGGGGCTGCATATTGCCAAAAAACTGCTGCCTTATATCCCGCAGAATGCCGGGATTCTTCTGGTGCCCTGTTGCCGTGGCGGGTCTGGTTTAACCGTGGGTAATGACGGCACGTTCAGCGAAACGTCTGGTGCATCGGCAAATTCAGCCCGCTGGGGAGTGGGTAAACCGCTGTATCAGGATTTTCTCTTCCGTACAAAAGCGGCGCTGTCGAAGAACCCGAAAAACAGGCTTCTGGCCGTGGTATGGATGCAGGGGGAAAATGATCTTGCGGACGGCAGTCAGCAGCACAGCGGCCTGTTTACCACTATGGTGCAGCAGTTCAGGGCTGATATGGCTGCATATTCTGCACAGTGTGTTGGCGGAAGTGCTGGCTCGGTGCCGTGGATTTGTGGTGACACCACGTATTACTGGAAGAATCTTAACGCCGATAAATATGAGGCGGTATATGGCGGTTACAAGGGCAGGGAAGCACAGAATATTTTCTTTGTACCGTTCCTGACGGATGAGAATGGACAGAGCACGCCAACGAATGCTCCGGCGGAAGACCCGGATATTGTGGCTGTCGGGTATTACGGTGCAGCATCCCGAACCCAGGGCAGTTTTGTTTCGACACAGCGTGACAGCCATTTCAGCTCATGGGCACGCAGGGGCGTCATTTCAGACCGTCTGGCCTCAGCTATTATGCTCCATGCAGGGCGCACGGCTGAATTGATGCGCGGGCAGACCGTGACACCACCGGATGAGAAGCCGTCACCTGATACACCATCAAAACCGTCCACGCCACCCGCAGACACCACGACGATGAGTACGCTATTTGCTTACCGGGCATCTGAGTCTGAAGGACGGTTGACACCACAGGGTTGGGCTGCTGGAGGTGGCAAGGCTCAAATCGTGGATGATGCCGGAGCCAGCGGGGGTAAGGCAATGAAACTGACCAAGGAAACAGGAAGAGCCCCCTGGTACCTTGAGCATGATGCTGGTAATGGTGCGGACCTGCTGGGTAAAGGTGGTCTTGTCAGTTGTCGTTTTAAACTCGATGGCGCGCTTACGGCTAATCAGTACGCACTGGCGCTGTACTGGCCGGTTTCTTCATTGCCTCAGGGTGTCACACTGGAAGGTAATGCCGGTAACAATCTGCTGGCGTCGTTTTACGTACAGAGCGATGCCACAGACCTCAACGTGATGTACCACAAGGGTAACGCTGACCAGAACACGAAGCTGGGGTCATTCGGCGCATTTGACAACGAATGGCATACGCTGGGTTTCCGTTTTGCCGGTAATAACAGCATTCAGGTGACGCCGGTGATTGATGGTCAGGATGGTGCACCGTTCATGCTGTCGCAGTCTCCGGTAGGTTCTTTTGCGGCAGACAAATTACGTGTAACGGATATCACAAAAGCGGCGACGTATACGGTGCTGATTGAAAGTATAACAGTGGAAGTGAATAACCCGTAAGCAGGAAAAAAAGACCGCCGTGGCAGGGAAAACAAGGAGCCAGAACCGGCGGCAGAAGTCGCTACATCCTTAGCAAAAATATGCTGAGCAAAAAATGCAGGAGTTTTTTACTGGCAGGCATTGACCATGTCAATAATGGAGATGAATAATGACATTTTTACAGCTGATTATGTTGTATTTCTGTACAGCAGTTTGTGTGCTGTATCTTCTTTCTGGTGGGTACAGAGTCGTGAGAGATTTCTGGCGCAGACAGATTGACAAAAGGGCCGCTGAGAAAATCAGTGCCAGTCAGTCAGCCGGAACAAAACCCGAAGAGCCTCTCATTCCGTAGCAACTTTCTTAACAACACCTTTCAACGAGAAAATACCATGTCAGAAATAAAATCGCTGGTCACTGCTGAAGCAGTGAAGGAAGTCCTGCGCTCTGAAGAAGTCAGAAGCGCACTGAAACAGCAACTTCGGCAGAACCTTGAGGCGCGTCTTGATGCAGAAGTGGATGCCATTCTGGATGAACTGCTGGGCGCACCGACTGTTCCGGAGCCGGAAGGCATTGCGGATGACAGTGCTGTTTCAGATGGCGTCGGGTCTCAGCCTGATGGTAGCAGTGAGCCTCAGCCTGACGGCGAAATGATGATGTAACCATGCGCAGGGGCTGTCGGTGTGAGCTGATGCCCCTCTTGTTGTTGTGAGCTTCCGGATTGCGGGAGACGGGGTATGTACCAGATGGAAAAAATCACAACAGGTGTGTCATACACCACGTCAGCGGTGGGGACGGGCTACTGGTTCCTGCAGCTGCTGGACAGGGTTTCCCCGTCTCAGTGGGCGGCAATAGGCGTACTGGGAAGTCTGCTGTTTGGGCTGCTGACATATCTGACTAACCTGTATTTCAAAATCAGAGAGGACCGTCGTAAGGCGGCGCGGGGAGAGTAAAGCGATGAAGAAAAAATACGAACTGGTTGTTAAAGGGATAAATAATTACCCGAATAAGATTACTGTTACTGTGGCACTGGAAATTGGTGGGTATCCGTCACTGTTGTTGCCAGATGTGGCGATTAGTCTTGACCGTACTGAAGATGCCACGCTGGAGTTTTACGAAGCTGAGGCGAAAAAGCAGGCGAAGCAGTTTTTCATGGATGTTGCTGCCGGGTTATGTGAAGGGGATGGTCCGTTGCCGGAAAAGCGCCCCGTAATTTTAGAGGCGCAGGATGTGTTGATAACCTACAGAGGAAAACTACCGGGAATAATTACTGGTTCTCTGAAGACTCCACCGCTGGCCTGAAGACTTAACATATCCAGGGATTTGAAATCGATAAACCCTGATAAATATCCATGAACACCAAAATCAAATACGGCCTGTCGGCTGCCGTTCTGGCGCTGATTGCCGCAGGTGCGCCTGCGCCTGAAATCCTCGACCAGTTTCTGGATGAAAAGGAAGGTAACCACACCACGGCATACCGTGATGGCGCGGGTATCTGGACCATCTGCCGCGGTGCCATCATGGTGGATAGTAAACCTGTCGTTCCGGGCATGAAGTTGTCGAAGGAAAAATGCGACCAGGTTAACGCCATTGAGCGTGATAAAGCGCTGGCGTGGGTGGAGAAAAACATCAGAGTGCCGCTGACCGAACCCCAGAAAGCGGGGATCGCGTCATTCTGTCCGTACAACATTGGTCCCGGTAAGTGTTTCCCGTCGACGTTTTACAGACGAATTAATGCAGGTGATCGAAAAGGTGCCTGCGAAGCGATTCGCTGGTGGATTAAGGACGGTGGCAGAGACTGCCGTATTCGCTCAAATAACTGTTACGGTCAGGTATCCCGTCGTGACCAGGAGAGCGCGCTGGCGTGCTGGGGTATCGACAGATAAGCAGAATATTTTGCTGAAAAATGCGGTTTGCTCACACGGACGGATAACATGAAATCCTGCGAACTGGCGAAACGTAAGTGAATAAAAGTAAAAACCCCGTTTGTTGGCACCAAGCGGGGTTTTGTGTTTCCTGACTCCGGAAAAGTCAAAGGAGAAAGTGTGTTTGATTTTAGCAAACTGATTCGGGAGATTCGAGTGATGGCTGAAAAATTATCCACCTGGAAGTTCATTCTTATCTGGCTGGTGTTTGTGATTATGGCCTCCGGTTATTTCATCGGTCAGATACGCTGGTGGTGAAATGAACCGCGTACTGTGCGTGGTCATCATTGCTCTGCTGGTGGCCTGTGGTGCGCTTAGTCTGGGGCTGAATCATTACCGCGATAACGCCATCACTTACAAAGCGCAGCGCGATAAAAAAGCCAGAGAGCTGGAGCTGGCAAACGCAACCATTACTGATATGCAGGTGCGCCAGCGTGATGTTGCTGCGCTCGATGCAAAATACTCGAGGGAATTAGCCGATGCGAGAGCTGAAAATGAAACTCTTCGCGCTGACGTTGCCGCTGGTCGTAAGCGCCTGCGTATCAACGCCACCTGTCCAGGTCCCGTGCGTGAAGCCACCGGCACCGCCCGCGTGGATAATGCAACCGGCCCCCGACTGGCAGACACCGCTGAACGGGATTATTTCACCCTCAGAGAGCGGCTGATGACGATGCACAAGCAACTGGAAGGGGCGCAGGAATATATCCGTACTCAGTGCCTGAAATAAGTTTTGTTGATGCGCCGTATCGTCGCTGTATTCCCTCATTAACAGAGACCGCAGCCCGACAGGGAGACTCCTCTGCGCGAGTGTGCGGGGATAATCAAAAACGATACACACCGGGGTTTACCGCGTTAACGGAGCGCGGCGTTGTCCCCTCATAGTCGCCTGTCCGGTGCGATGGTGGAAGAAACCGGATGTTTATCACTATTAATTGATGACACAGAAATGGATTCATTGAATTTCAGCACGTTTTTGTATTCGTGTTATTGAACATCTGTTTATTTTACTTTTAACATATTGATAATAAAAAGAGCTGTAAATCTTTAGATGAGTCGATTTTGTCCGGGGAAGTTCAAATGGATTTTATGCTGACGGTTTCTGGTGTGGTTATCCTGTCCATTGCTTATACTGCAGATAAATATGGCTGCCATTTGTTATCACGTATTGGCGCTTATTGTTCGTTGATGCTGATTTTCTCGTCGCTTTTTTTTGAGTAAGTTATATTAATTATAACAAATAATTTTCTGTGTTATTTTTTCAGGCTATCCCGTCAGAGGGGAAGCCTGTACTGCCGGGGAGCGAATGGAAAACTGATGTGTCCGGTAACTGCGTGTTCTGTGAACACCATGTTACTTAATTATGTAATTCATACCCGAACTCTCTGTTGACAGCCTTCTTCTGCAGGCTTCAATAACCCACGCTGAAAAGTTTCCTGAACCTTTCAGATCAAGAGCGATGTTAATTTGTTCAATCATCTGGTTTGGAAATCGGATGTTGCGGGTTGTTGTTCTGCGGGTTCTGTTCTTTGATGACATAATGTTTCCCCATATTCAGTGTTGCTGATTTGTATTATCTGAAGTTGCTTTTACGTTAATTTGATGCAGATCAATTAATACGATACCTGCGTCATAATTGATTATTTGACGTGGTTTGATGGCGTAGATGCACGTTGTGACATGTAGATGATAATTATTATCATTTTGCGGGTCCTTTCCGGCGATCCGACAGGTTACGGGGCGGCGACCTCGCGGGTTTTCGCTATTTATGAAAATTTTCCGGTTTAAGGCATTTCCGTTCTTCTTCGTCGTAACTTAATGTTTTTATTTAAAATACCCCCTGAAAAGAAAGGAAACGACAGGTGCTGAAAACGAGCTTTTGGGCCTCTGTCGTTTCCTTTCTCTGTTTTTGGCCGTGGAATGAACAATGGAAGTCAACAAAAAGCAGCTGGCTGACATTTTCGGTGCGAGTATC